CATTAAACCTTTGAGAGCTGCAGAATTCATCCTTGTTAACTTCTATGCTGTTAATAATGATGTTAATTTTGAAGAGCTTATTGGACAATAATTATAACGTAATCAATCACAAAGCCCGCTTCGGCGGGCTTTTTTTATTATAGGGGTATCAGATTTCATAAATAATTAAAGAAAGTTATACTATGTCAAGAAGAACAATTCAATCTCCAGGTGTAGAAATCAGAGAAATTGATCTTACACAACGACCCGCTGAACCAGTAGGTACTAGTGTATTTATACCCGGGTTTTCTAACCAGGGTCCTACAGATGAAATTCTCAACGTCGGTACATTCGCTGATTTCGAAGATATTTACGGTAAACCAACTAACGCTGCAGAAAGATACTTTTATCACAGTGTTAGACAAACATTTAACAGCGATGCTAATGTATATGTATCTAGGCTACCATACGGCGCAAGCGATGGTACGACTACTACAAAATACACTGCGCTGGTATATCCTGTTGTTTCTCCAGCTGTAAGGAGCTTTAATTTCAACCATGATGCTGGCCACTTTTATTTAGATTTTGGAGCTCCTAACGGACAAATAGACACTGGATTTGAAGATTCTGATATCGACGCAGTCGAAGAAGAAAGGAGCCGATTGTATTATGAAATAACTACCAAAAAAGAATCAACGGGTTTGATATCATATACTACTGGTAGTGTTACTGGTTTATCAGCTGCTTATGGTGGCAATAGTGGCACTGATTCTATATCAGGATTATCTGGTACAAATTTAGCAACAGCGTTTTCTGCGATTTCAGCTGATACAATAATAAAAGCTGTTGCTTGGAGTTCCAATACAACTCATCTCTCTGGCCAGATCGGAAGTGATGACCAGGTAAACGTTTTAGGTAACAATAGCTTATCGGGTAATGATTATTATATTTTCGGTAACCCTACTTTGGTAGAATTAACACCATCTCAATATAGAAAGTTAGAAAGCGGTGAGTTTAATTGGGATTCTGGTACTGCTGCTCAAAGCGCTGCTAGTTACACTGGAGGATCAATAGTAGAAAATGCAAGTGCGGGTATGATTATACTCAATACAGCTAGAACATCTATCAACAATAGCTTCGAAGGTTACTATGCTGGTTTGATAGACGGTGTTAATCTTAATCCTGCAACGGACTTTGATGGAGCTGTTAAACAGTATGCTCCTACTTCTACTGGAGCTAAGGGCCCTGGAGCTTTTGCTACTATCCCTACTTCAAGATTAGATTATACTTTAAGTGCTGCCTCAACATCTAACGCGAGGTCTATAAGTAGAACGCTTGAAGAAATACCTAAGTTTAACATTCAAGGAGCTGAGTTTATTGATACATTAGCTTTTGGTTTGTTTAAAGTACGTATAACACCTTTTTCAAATGATAGTATGAACTTAAGTTACTTCTTAGCTGAAGGTTATACAGGTTCGTTAAACTCTTATAGAAAAGTACAAAACGAAAATGGAGGGGAACGTAAATCTTTCTTCTTGGAAGAACAAGATGATAATTCTGCGAATGTAAAAATATTAATCAATCCTCATATTAGTCGTTATAGTGGAGACTGGACAGGCGAAGGTGGAGCTCCTACGAAGTTTGTAAGAACTAATAAAACATCTAATAATGATTCTGCAGCAATTGCTAGCGGGTTTTATACTAAATACAGCTCCGCGACTAATTTGACTAATGATCAAGGTTTGTTTGGTTTCGGTGCTTACACAGACACTAAAAACACTTCGAAAGACTTAGGCAATATTCCTCAAAAATTAGATCGTATATTTAACATTGCGTCTAACGTAGATGAGTTCAATATTGATGTTTCAATTGAAGCTGGATTAGGTACTGTTTGGGCTACAATAGATCAACCTAATGCTACCTCATATGATGATACCTCTTATATGAACTTAGGGAATCCAACCTTATATACAGGTTTTTATACTTTAAATGAAAACTTTACAGATGAAAACAACGCTGGCGCTAGAAGAGATAGCTACAGAACAATCTTTAATAGGTTTGAACAGTTCGCTAGAGAGACTCGCAAAGATCATATCTTTATTGCTGATCCTCTTAAACATATTTTTGTACAAGGCGAAAATTCTAAGATTCTAGATAAAAAGTCTAATAACTTTAGTGCTCATGTATATTGGCCGTTACGTCATCAATTCGGTTTTGCTAATAGCAATTACGCAACTGTTTATGGTAACTGGATTAAAGTATATGATGCAACATCTGATAAACAAGTATGGGTTCCATTCTCAGGTAACGCGGCTGGAATTTATGCACGTAATGATGCTAGCTTTGCTCCATGGTATGCTCCAGCTGGTTACTCTCGTGGAGTAGTTACAGGAGTTAACGATATTGCGATTAGTCCAACCCAGAGTCAAAGAGATCAATTATATAAGATAGCTATTAATCCTATAACACAATTCCCAAGCGATGGTATAATTGTATTTGGTCAAAAGACATTACAAAGAAAGCCGACCGCTTTTGATAGAATTAATGTTCGTAGGTTGTTCTTAGACTTAGAGAAACGTACTAAAGAAACAATCAAATATTTTATATTTGAACCCAATACTTTCTTGACAAGAACTAAAGTAGTTGATACTCTTACACCTATATTTGAGAATGCTAAGCAAACTCAAGGGGTTTACGATTACTTAATCGTATGTGATGAGAGAAACAATACTTCTGCTCGAATTGAAAATAATGAACTTATCGTAGATATTTACATTAAGCCAGTTAGAGCAGCAGAATTCATCCTTGTTAATTTCTACGCCGTTAACAATGATGTTAATTTTGAAGAGTTAATAGGTCAATAGTATAGTATACATAGTATCACGAGCCCGTCGAAAGACGGGCTTTTTTTATAAATATTTTAAATGAATACGTATAGTCTTAATGATGAGGGATTAATACAAAGCTTTTATAATAAGCTTCAGCAATTTGATACTGCAATATCAGATTCTAATCTCTTTTATGTTTCGTATTCAATTCCTAACGCATTGTCGGATAGTGTTTATAGTAATATTGGTGAAACTGGTAACGATGGGGCTATAGGTATTTCGAAAACAAAAGATACATTTGATCGAGCAACTATAAAAGCTTTGACAGTTGGTGTTGATATTCCAGATGATAAACTCGATATGGAAGTTTTATCTCATCAATCATCAGCTAATGGTTACTTACCTATTACAGTAAACAAGGGTAGAAGTATAGACACAACTGGTTTAAAAACAAACTTTTACGATACTAATTTAAGTTTAAATGATTTTGTATTCAAACCATGGATACGTTTAATAGCTCGTAATGGATGTTTTGATAAAGATTTGTTCACAGATGTAAAAGTAATTTTTCTTGGTAAGTACTTTCAACCAACAGATGGTCCTACAGGATTAGCTCTCAAAAATAAAAGTGTTGTCCGTAAACAGTATACTTTTAGAGATTGTGTTCCTGTTGATACAGAAAATAAAGACTCTTACAAATATTCTGTTGATCCTATTTTGTTAGAACAAAGAGTACAATGGAAGTTTAATCGCTATGATGTAAAGTTAACTACTCTCGATGGAGCAGATAATATGCCTTCTAATTTAGCTCCTGGCTTCGGCGGGGCAAGTATATTTGATAATAACTTACTTGCATAGTAAATATGCTTGAATGTCTCCAGTATATACGTTCAACGAAGTCGAAGAGCTTACTAGATTATTAGAAAGTAATAATTTTCCAGCTGTAATAAATAATATTTCTAAATATAATTCTGTTATAGATTTATTAACTAGAATTAAAGACACGTTATTTTTTGAAAAAGAAAGTAGTAAGTTTTATCACTTAAAAAATAACAAGAAAACTAATTTAGTTTTATCTAGTAAAGAGTTTCTAACTAATATACCTCCTGATATTACTACTACTATCAATATTAAAGGATTAGATTTTGAGTTAGGTTTTCCACGTATTTGTTATACATATTTCAATAAAAATTTATATACTTGTATAAAAAGTGTTGATGGTATATCGTTAGATAGTAATGATATTGAAATGTTTACTAAAAAACTACCTATAGATTATTATAAAGAATTAACCGATTATATCTATGATATAATTATACCTAAACTAGAAGATATACGTATATATGATACTAAAAATGAAGAATTTAAAACTAACTTTACTTTTAGTATACAAACTTTATATGAATTATTATTTCAAATATGTAGATATCAACCAGCATATTTGAAAAGTCTAAGAATAGTTTTATATAAAGATGGTAATTTTACATATAATGACTTTGATAAATTTACAGTTGAAGAAGTTGTAGGTTATAATAAATTAATTAAAGAAATATATGGCGGATCAGAATAACATCCACAACATTATTGATTTAATCAATAATAACAACAAGATTACTTGTACCTTACCTTCAAGCAAAAAAGAAGTTAAATTAGATCGACTCAATATTAATATCTTAGAAAAAATTGATAAGATTTTTAATGATGAGATTGAAGCAGCTAATCTTTTTAATTATTATGATTTCCTAGTTAATATTGTTAAAGAGCGTGTTCAAGAAGATCTAAATTATACTGATTTTGTATATGTTTTATTTAAACTAAGACAAATAGAGAACGATAAGTTCGAAGATATAGATTTAACCGCTGTAGAACCAAGTTTCTCCAATGAAGTAACGTTTGATAAGAGTAATACTATAAAAGACCTAAACATTAGTTATACCTTAAATTATAGTCTGCCAACTATACAAAAATTACAGAAGTTAATTAAGATTTGCGAGAAAGATACAAAAGGTTTGCTGTTCTATACTCTATTCAAGTTCATTGATAGTATACAGATAGAAGTTGACGGTAATACTTCTACCGCTGATACTATTGAGGATTTGTACAAAGTGTATAAAGTAATAAGTTATAAAGCTCTCGATCAATTTGGGTTAATACCTAACAAAATAACCGAAGAGCTTTATAACTTATACAAGATTAATATCGAGAGCGATACAAGATTTTTATTAAGTGTCTAGCTTAAAAGTCTACCAATTTTATTGATAACCTGCCCAACTTCGTTATCTCTCCTATAGAATTGGTATGCAAAAGTAGCATTAAAGCTTACTACTGATCCATCAGCATTACCTATAGAGTACTCAACTGATTGTACTTCAACAGGGAAAACACCAAATAACTTGTATGTTCTTACAATATTAAACTCATTGTCTAGCTGAGCAAGAGTAATAATATTGTTATTGTGTAAGCCATCTCCAACTGATGTTTCTTCATCAAATGTCTCAGTAATCCAATTTTCCATTGCAACACGAGCTGTTGTCTGGCTATCCATATAAAATGTAATGTTATAACCAGTAGTTTCGTTATAAGCAACAGGACCAGGTACGTTAAACTCAAAACCTGAATATGGTACTGGAACTGGTTTGATCTTCTTACCAGGTAAATTAGCTGTTGTAGCGTAAACTAATTGATCCTCCGTAAATACAGAAGCTCCCTGATTAGATACATCAGTAACCCTAAACTGGTAATTACGGGCAAAATCACTAGCCTGCGCGACCTTATAAAAATCTTGTATTGTTTGATTTAAATCTGCCATAAAAATATTTATTCTCCGCTAAATGTTTATGATAAATTAAATATTTTTAATGGCAGTTGACGCAGCAACATTAAATCTATTACAGACTATAAGTAAAGGGATTGAAAGTTCTAAAGAAGAAAATAGAAATGCTTTCAGTTATATTACTAATTTACTTACATCAAGTAATAAAAATAATTCTCAATTTGAGAATGAATCTAAGTTTTCTTTTGAAAAATCTAGTCAAAGTATAGTTACTACTATAAAAGAACAGAACCGTATATTGAAAGATCAATATAACTTAATTAAAAAATATGTAGATTTTAAAACAAAACCTAATCAGTTTGAAAAAGAAAGAGAAAGAACTAGAAAAGAAACTAAAGAAAATAATCAAAATTCTTCGTCGCGGCAAAAACAAGTAAGTAAAAAAGAACCTAATAGTAAATTATATAAAGATTTACTTGCATTACTTGCTGCATTAACTGCAGGTGCTGGCGCTATAAGTTTGGTTCAACAAAACCAGACAGCTTTTAAGGCTATACAAACTGCAAAAACCGTTTCAGATATAGAAAAAATACAACGTGGTAGAGCTCGATCAGCTACAGCGAAAAATATAAGAGATTTAAGAGGACAAAAAGTTAAACCTAAAGGATCTGCTCCGCAAGTACAGGCTGCGAAAGATTTTAATAAAAAAATTGATAAAGATATACAAGATGCTAGAGGTGCTGCAAGTTTAACTCAACGTTCCCCTATTCTGAGAGCTCTATCAAATAATAGGTTTACTGCGCCGATTGTTACTGCTTTACAAAATACTATCGGTCCAGTACTGAGCAAAATAGGTGAATGGGTATCAAGTTCATTTGATGCTATTTCTAAATATGGCGCAAAAATTATAAAATGGATACCTGGGGGCGCAGCAGCATTAAAAATTTTAAGCCCTATCGCAAAATTAGGCGCAAAGGCTATAGGTCTGCCCTTAACAATTGCATTAGAATCATTTGAAGCTTTTAAGATTTTTAGCAAAGATGCAGCTGAACGAAGAAAGTACTTGAATGATTATGAGAAAGAAATTGTCTCAATGCCGATGTGGAAACGAATGATTACCGGTAACTTAAATCCGTTGAAGACTCTTGTGACTATTGAGCAGCAAAAAATGGATATTATAGCTTCAGGTACTGGGTATATTAGCAATGTTATTCAGCGTCGTAAGATGCAAGCAACCCTTGAAGAAAAACTCGCTAATAGTGAAAGAAACAGACTCGAAGTAAGTAAAGAACAACTTGAGTATTATGAATCTTTGGGTGAATTATCTGGAACCGGTCTCGGTGGAGTAAAATTTTCCACAAGAGATTACGAAGGAAATGTAACTAAACACTCTATAGAAACCAGAGCTGACTTTCAGCAATATTTGGGTTCCGAAGGGTTTGATTATGTTAAAAAGCGAGCGTTACAAAAAGGTATTTCGATGGTTGCCGCTCGACAAGAGTTGTTAAAGGAATGGGATGATGGTAAAATTAATCTAAAGGAATTTACCGGGGCCCCAACTCCTACCTCAGCATCAGCTGATGGGTTATTAGTTCCTAAAAATATACCTGACGATATTAAGGAATTCTATGAAAACGCTCCTGCAGGCGCAGCAATGAAGACTGATCCTGATTATGAAGAAAAGAATGCAGCATGGGAAGCATGGAAAGCTCGAGACGCAGAGATTACTGCAGACTTTAAATCTAGAGGATTCAAACCACCTAAAAACTTTATTAAACGAAAACCAGGTAATAATGCAAAATATGCTGACTGGAAACAAGTACAGGAAATGGGTCCGGTTGAACCTACCAAAACAGAAGGCCCTAATTTTACAGAAATAATGCAAAGTTTAAATAACGCAGCAGACAAATTCGCAGCCGCTGCAGTTAATAATGTAAGTGTGAATAATCAATCAATAACTGCTCCTACCCCTAGTTATGGTGAGAGATATAGATCTTCAACAGCTGCAGTTAATACAGGAACAGAATTCTAATTATGAGTACACTCTTTTATTTAAATCCTAATCACCCTTTAAAAAATAAAACTGCAGTAAGTAATATAATAAATCTTGCTGGGGATAATATGCCACCGTTACCTAGACCTATAGAATATAGAGCGATTGATGTAATAAAAGAGTTTAAATGGACTAAAACCATACGTAGCGAAGACTTTAATATAGATAATGTACCTGCTTTATATTTGAAAGAATATTACGTAACTCAACCAGGGTTTGCTTCAAATGTACAAAATATAACTAACAGTATTATTGATACTCTAGATACTATAAGAAATAGTGAAGTAGTTACTAACTTTTTACCTTCATTGAAAAACGAAGAGCAAGAAGCTGAAGGAGAGGGAGAAGAGCCTATAGGGACTATACAGGCAACAAGAAACAAATTGAATGCTATTGTCAATTGGGCTAATTTAGGCTCTACAGGTATACCTACAGGTGATCAAAGATACATGCGAGCATATGAAGATCTTTATGGAGTATTGTTTTCAGATTTCGAATACATAATACCATATTTTAATAATAGTTTTAAAAATATTGAAACTTCTTGGTCTCTCGATAAACAAACCAAAGGTCTAACCAAAGAGATAAGTAGTATTGGTGGCAAAAATTTGAATTTAGGGTCAGTCGCGGAAATGATCACTACAGGTTTTGGTTTTGATTTTGCAAAAACATATAACTACCCTGATAAAGGACCGTCAGTAACTTTTAATCTGTATCTAGATAATACTTACGATAGTGCGTTTGATAGTAATACTAATAATACACCTCCTTGGCAAAGAAATTGGGATTTAATATTCTTATTATTATATCAAAATTTACCTCACAAACGTAATAGAATATTTTTCGACCCACCGGTTATTTACAAAGCAACAGTACCTGGAGTATTTTCTTACTTATATAGCTATATGAGTAGCTTGCAAGTCGAATGTGTTGGTAATAGACAAAGACAGAGCGTAGGGGTTGTTACTCTCGGTAGTCAAAATACTTTTGTTGCCGCCAATCAATATTCGCCTGATTACTATACTACCTTAATACCCGAAGCTTATAAAATACAGATTACTTTAACTAGTTTGTTACCTGAGACTAAAAATTTAATGTTGTATGGGTTACAGGGGGATAATATAACAGTAAAAGTAGAACCAAGAAGACCAGGTGATGGAGTTGATCCTCGTAATGATTTAGGTATTTCAAGCACCAATGCTCAAGCTAACAGACAACGTTTTGAACGCAATACACCTAGATAAAATTATGATTACAGATTTAGACAAAACTCAAAATAATATTCCAGAGCTAGATAAACTTGAAAAATATAGATATGAAAATATTTTTAAAGTAGGGAGAAATAATAATTATTATTTTTATAATATATTAAAAACTATTACATTTCCTGAAAATCTAAACAAAGATATTTTTTATTATGAAACTATTACATCTAGGAGACCTTTAACAACTATTAGTTATAATATATACGGTAATCAAGATTTATGGTGGTTAATTGTATTAACTAATAAAATAACTAATCCTATTGAAACTATAGCGCCAGGAACTGCATTAAAGATAATAAAACCAGAGTTTGTAGATAAGATTATAACGTCAATACGTAGAAAGAATAATGTCTAAGGCACCAGAAATTAATAATCCAGTAGGTACATATTTAACTATTGATGGTGAGAAAATATTTTTTAATATAACTCTTATCAACAAAAAAGAAAATATCCCTCTACCTATAGATAATTTTATTGAACTAATTATTGAAGAAGATTTAAACTCTCCTTTTTATAAAGGTGTATTAAGAGTTAAAAATGATAAAAATAGATTTGATTTACAAGCAGTACCTACAACGCAGAAAAATTTTAACTTCATAGAAACTGGAGAAAATTTTATCACTATTGAAATAAACAAAAATAATATCTCCAAGCTTTATGTATTTTTTATAGTTGAAGAAACTACATCTGTTGAAAATGGTGAAAAGGTAAAAAACATATACATAGAAGATGCCTATTTATATAGATTAAGAAATGATCGATCATTATTTTCTACTACTAACTTATTACAGGGAGATGTAACTCAGCTATCCGATAATGATCGTCAAGTTAATGTAAGTGATGCAATACAAAACTTATTACAGACTAGTTTCGATGGTAATAATATTACAGAAGATTTATGGGCTAAATCATCTAACAAAACTAACTTTACTTCTAACTTAAAACAAAGTAGGTTAGAAGCTCTAGATTTTTTATTAGATAAAGCTATTGATACTAATAGTAATAGTCTGTTTCTATTCAAACGCAATAATTCTTTTGAACTACGAAGTATAAACGATCTTTTTGTAGATAATTTAGCAGCTAAAATAAAAAACAATTTTGGAGGTAATTTTACTCTTGTTAATGAGCAAATGCAATCTGAGCAAATGCCTCAAGTACTATCTACAAAAGTTACAGACTTTACTGTTTATAATGAAAATAGTTTACATACTTTAGAACAATTATTAAATCATAAAGTTATACGGTATGACTTCAATTCTAAGAAGTTTGATTTCTTTAATAGTGATAATACTATTGATAACACTTTAAACCACATCAAAGATAAATTTCTTAATAAAAGAACTACTGTCAATAGAGAAAGTAATGACAGAGTATCTAAAAATATTTTATATAAAATAATATATACTACAAATTCTGATGTTAATTCTTCTCGTTATGAGGGTCGTAACACTATACTTAAAAATTTAATAAGTTTGTCAACTATGCTTTCATATAAATGCAAAGGAATATATAATATAGCACCAGGTCAATTTATTAATACTTTTTATAATACAGCTATACCTAATAAGCATAGTAAGAAGCTAAACGGTAGTTGGATGGTAGTAGGATATAAGCATACATTCACTATAAATACTTTTTATTCTGAAATTGCTTGTACTAAATTTCATGAACTAATAGAAGATATATGAGCTGTCAAGTACCATTAAGAACTGCAGTACACGAACTAGTTAACAACAGATTTACTAGTTCTTATACTACTCAGATAAATGCAATAAAGCAATCTAAGCCCTTTTCTACATATCAAGTACAGTATAACTTATATAACGATCTTTATAATACAAAGCAAAAAACCGATCCAATTACTGAAGAAGCAAAGTTCTGGAAAGACGCTTTAACTAAAATTGAAGGTCTCCCTCCTGAGTTTATTATGTATTGGCATGACAAATTTGCGAGTGTACATCCTAAAGTTAAATCAGAAGTTGAAGCTTTAACTAATCTTGAAGATAGTGTGTTACAAAAAATAAGCGATAGTATCAGTAATACAGCTCGTCAAGATGAAAATGTTAGCCCTAGGTATTCTATTGCTGATGATGTAGAGTTCGATTCTATGACCCCTAGTCCTTTAACTTCTATATTACAGGATAAACTTCATGTAAATGTTTTATCTAATGTTCTTAATGCTACAGTAAAGACTAGTAGTTTTTTCAATCAAAATATTAATAAAATATATGACGGTTCTTTACAAACTACATCTCACGGTACTAACTTAGCAACTGACTTAAATCACAACAATAGACTATCTCAAAATAAACAAGAACTATTAGAAATTGCAGCAGACTTTTTAGGTAGTGTATATGAGACAGTTGCTTATTTTACAAATTTCAAACTTAATAACATACAAAAAATAGAATCGTTTGTATTTGATTTTGATGTAGAAGGTACTTCTGTACAAATAGACTTACTAGGTAACAAAGCTAATAAGTTAAACGATAATATAAAAACTACTAACTTACTCAGCTGATTCTTCAGCTTCTATAACATCCTTACCATCAATTAATTTTTTAAGAATTTCCTCTCTGCTTATTTTGAGCTTATGTTCTTGTTCTGTATATTGTAGCATTTGTTTAGATTCTACATCCATCTTTTTCACTTGCAATTGAACTTGGGCTTTCTTATCCTGTGTTACAAGTTTATTAAGTGCTTCTATGGCACCTGTTGATGCTTTTATAAGCTCAGCTAAAGAAGATATATTATCCGCATCTGGAACATGAAAGACAACTTCTTTCATATTGTCAATCATTTCCATACTATCTTGGATAAGTTTGGAAGAGTTATCTATAATGAATTGCTCTACCTTTTCTTTTTCAAGAGGCTCAATATCTTTCTTTTTAGAAAGCTGTTTAGTTTCTTTTGGAATTTCTTTAAGCTGTGCTATAATATCATTAGCTTCTTCCATAGGAGTATTTATAAGCCGTTTCTAATAATTAAACCTTGATTAAAAAATAATAATATATATCATACCTGTATGACAGAAAATGTGAATTGGAATATTGTAGATAAGCCTGCTATTAAAGTTAAGTTTTTGAAGACTCATGATGATGCTATTCTCCCTAAAGTTAACAATAACGCATGGGCTACAGGAGATTCTGGCTACGATATTTTTAGTGTAGAAGATGTTGTTATTCCTGCTCGCGGCACTACTGTAGCACCGGTAGGCATTACCGTAGCTGATATCTCTCCTGGTTACTGGTTTCGTATCGAGCCTCGATCTGGTCTTGGCTTTAAACATAACATCCAACCTCATCTAGGAGTTATTGATAACCAATATCGTGGAGATCTTGGAGTAAAGCTTTATAACTTTAGTGATACAGATGTTACGATTGAAAAAGGTAAAGCTGTAGCGCAATTTGTAGTTTATCCTCTTTTGCAAGTTGATGTGGATTGGTCTGAAGAAGTAACTGAGACTAATCGTGGAGCAAAAGGCTTTGGTTCATCTGATAAGGCATAATATGAATTTTACTGACATCTGGGTTGAAAAGTATAGACCGAGTACTCTAGACGATATTGTACTTTCTAAAGACGCTCGAGATTATTTTAATAATGTCAAGCAAAGTGGTAATCTGCCTAATCTATTACTAGTAGGTAGCCCAGGTGTCGGTAAAACTACTCTCGCGAAAATTATTATCAATGATATTCTCCAGTCGCAATATCTTTATATAAATGCGTCTGATGAGAATGGTATTGATACTATCCGTACTAAAGTAATTAACTTTGCTCAGACGCAAAGTATCTTTGGTACAATCAAAGTGATTGTGCTCGATGAATGTGATGGTTTAAGTCTAGACGCACAAAAAGCTCTTCGTAATAGTATGGAAGAGTATCATGATATTGCTCGGTTTGTTCTAACTGCAAACTATCAACATAAGATTATTCCCGCTCTTCAATCAAGATGTCATACGTTTGTATTCACACCACCTAAAGAAGAATACATTAAGCGTGTGTTACATATTATTAACGAAGAGAAAGTTGATATCGAGCATAATCATTTATCAGAGTTGATCAATAAGTCTTATCCCGATCTACGTAAATGTATTAATAATATACAAAAGTATAATATTACAGGTAAGAAAGGTAGTGTACTTAGCAATGCAGAGAGCATTGTAGTAGAATGTTTAGCTCTATTGCAGAAAAAAGATATGTATAAAGCCCGTAAACATATCATTGAAAATGAAACCTTGTTCAGCAATGATTATGATATGTTATTCAAAACTTTATTTGAGCAGCTTTATAATAATAAACTTTCTTTATCTGCAGACAAAAACAGAGACTGTATGATAACAGTCTCTGAATACTTTTATAGAAATAATATTGTAATTGATAAAGAAATTAACTTCTTTACATGCTTAATTGAAATATCAAGGCATATATTTTGAGGTGTAGCTCTCACCTGCTAATTTATAGTCCCCACCTTCAATCTTAGTTTTACTACCAATTTCTATCTCTTTATCTTTAACGGGCTCAGGTTTTTCATTTGTTTCAACCTGTTGCTCGTTATTTTTATCTGTTCTAGTACCTCTGTGATTTTCGTAAGTTTCATCAAACTCTACTAGCTCAACAGGAATAGTTAATGGATTACTATAAAATCCTGGTGCCTCTTCTACTGCAATATCAGCAAAGTGCTCACCAGAGTTTAATACGTTAGTCTCGTATTGAGCAGATTTTAAAGCACTAAAGAGAATAAATCTTCCAGCTTCTTGTAACTGAATAATACTATCTACGTAGCCTTTGCGGGCTTCATCTAAGTTTTTATACCAGTCAGAGCTCTTGACATTCGATCGAATCTTTACATAGTCTCCTGGGATAGCACTCGCTTTACTATAGCGCTGGTATACCTGTTCGTATATTTTATTGAATTTTCCCATTTTAATTATTTATGCTTTTTGTTTATTTATTAAATAATTAATATGCCTATAAATTTAGATTTTTTATCTGATGAAAGCAAAAAGTATAAAACAGATACTTTTACATATAGTGATCTGCACTTAGACTTTAGATTAAGATCTAAACTAAATAATGCTTATGTTTCAGATACTGGTACAAAAGAAGAGGTACAAGTAGATTATGATCTCGAAGCAGTTAAAAACTCTATAAGAAACATATTCAATACCAAGCCTGGTCAGAAAATATTAAACCCTGCATTTGGTTTAGATTTAAGTAGATTTTTATTTCAACCTATATCTAAAGAAACTGCAAGACAGATTGGTAGTGAGATTATGGATCAGCTCTCTTTTTACGAGCCTCGTGTTACAGTACGAAAAGTAGATATTGTAGGTAGAGAACAACAAAACGAATACTTCATAACATTGGTTATCGCTGTTCCGGAATTAAATAATTTAAATGCGAATATTAGCGGAACACTAAATGAAACAGGATTTACGTACTAAT